TGCCTTGTTATACGCAGCAGTCCAATCTTCTTGCGTCTTAATATTAGCAACGTCATCAGAAATGTCTTCGGGCTTTTCACCTGTAAACGTAATCACACCCGAAGTATCTCCAGCAGCTCTCTTATAAGGAGTTATGTCTGTCTCAAAACCGTCCCCAGCCCTCCTTTGATCAGGTTCTCTGGGGACGGGCTTTGGGGTAGTTAAAGCGCCGTCATCCATCTGCGTGACTAGAGGAGTGTTTTTCAAAGCATCATAAGCTTCCTGGTCTATTACCGGGTCTCCAGTAATGCCCGGAGTATAAGTGCTATATTTGTCCATTGTTTCGGTTAATTCTATAATATTTTCGACCCCGCCGTCTTGTACAATACTAAGTACAGATGCTATATTCGTGGCGGTCTTTTCGTGTCCCTTCTGTGTGAAATATAAATTAACTAGGCTACGTTGACTAACTTCTAAGGCGTCTGCTTTATCTTGCTTTGCCTTAACCTCACGGGCAATCCTCTTATTTTCTTTCCTAGTCGCTATATCTTCTAATCTTTTCGCCTCGTCAGATCGTATAATACCTGCACTTAACTGCTCAAAGAAACCTTTGAAGGGGCTAGGGGCCGCTTTTTTAAATGTCCCAGCGGCTATTTTGCCTCGTACATTCGCGGCTTCTGATTTAAAGCTCATACTAATTCCTCTTCCAACACAGCAGCTTCTTCAACAGGAATTTCTTCTTCAAGAGTTTCCCCACCCAGCATTGCGTCTTGTTCGTTTTGAGGTGCTGTTATATCGGCAGGCATAGCCATCAGGCTCCCTGTAGGCTCCTCTAAGGGGGCTTCTTCTTCAGGCGCTTCTAGTTCCTCATCATCTTGCTCAATGATGCCTAGAGAAGCTTTTAGAAGGCTGGGTGTAATAATAACTCGATCTTTGTTCTCAATACCCAATTCATACTTCATGCCTACATCTTTAGCGGAAATCTCAATGTACCTAGCTAACGGGCCAGCTACTAAGATTGCTAGGTCAATACCTATCTTCCCTTTGGATACGGCCTGAAGGAGGATTGTAGTAACGACTGTAGTTATGTGAGCATCTATACCCAGCATCGCAAACACTACTTCTATCTGCTCAGGTTCATCGATCTTATTGATTAAATAATCAACAGCCTGATCGTAATCCACCAAATCAGGTGGCCTGTGCCACGAATAATTTCGAGTATCAGAAGTGTAATTACCGCCGGGTATTGGTGCATCAAGCTGCATCTATAGACTCCTTGTCTTTAGCATCTTTGTCTTTGGTGCTTTCAGTGGGTCCGTCCAGAAGCTCGGCTTCTAACGTGTCAAAGTACTCAGGCGTATAAAACAAGCCTTCAGGACTAAGCTCTGAGGTCTTACTTGGCATTTTACCCTGTAAAAATACCTTGATAGATTTCTTTATTGCGTCATCGAATGTCATAATTAAATATCCAGTACTTTACTATTTTCCGCCAAGTAGAGAGGTCATCCAACCTGAACCACTACTAGTTCCTAGGTATGCCCCGCCCAGTGTCAGTAAGCCGTCCATGAAACCGTTTCCGGAGGATGATGACGCAGACTGTGCCTGCATCTGTGACATTAGAAGACGCATCTCACGCTCCTGGTCGGCGTCAGCGGTTTTCCAGATGTAATCTAAAAGATTGTCTGCGCTGTCCCAGATGTTGTTCTGCACTTCTTGAGTAAGGTCCAACGCAGCTTTAACATCAGCGGTATGGGCGTCTGAAACAAGGGCTGTATTGGTAGTCTCAACTGTCTGTCTCCATTTAGCGTTTGAGACATCAATATTATATTGCATATTAGAAACAAATTGCTCACGGGCGTTTTTCATGTCGGCGTTAAACTCAACCGCCCCATTAGTCGCCCCCGCATTAAATTTTGCCAGTAGATTTTGTTCTGAGGAATTATGTCGTTGGATTGACGCATTCAGCTCAGAATAAAACGTATCTCTGTCGGCTGTAGTCTTCGCCGTGAACAGTCGATTTGAATTAACTTCTTTTGTATTGTCAAACATGGCCTGCACTAAGGCCTCTTTGTTCACAACTTCAGCCTGCTGCTCATTAGTTAAATTCTTCAAATCAAGTTGCATGAAGTTCTTAGCGTTCAAAACTGCTGCCTGAGACCTTACGTCTAAGTTAGTCATATCGATTTTAGATAGCACGTTTGCTTTATTGATAATCGACTCTTGTTTGTTGTCCAAGTTTTTAGTTGTCAGCGTCTGAAAGAAGGAGGCCTCTTTCTCAGCTACGCCTAGAGTTGCTTCCATGATCGCGTTGGACATCGTGGCTATGGCTGCCGTCCCAGTGATCCCGCTAAAAGCAATAGACCTTTGGGCATCTCTACTTAACGCAGCGGCCCACGGTGGGATCACAGGCTCATTATTCGGCCCTTTAAATTCCGAAGTAATGGTCTTCATTTGAAACAGAATAGAAGCCTTCGCGTCTACAAAATCTTTGCCTTCGCTACTCAACTTATCAGCAAGAAGTTTCCCTGCTGCTGTACTAGTGTCGATAACTTTAGAAACATCCACACTAGCCCATTTATTTAAGGCTAATCCTAGTTCGTTTTTAGTGCCATCGGTATTCACACCAGTGGCAGAGCCTGTCATATCTAGTGTGAATTTATCGGCGTCTACTTGTGCATTGTCGCTCACAACGCCTGTAGCAGCCTGAACCATTTCTGCATCCGTCATAGCAGTCAGCTTGGATTCGTATGTTGGGGTTGCCGATTGAATAGCCGCATCAGCAGTTGCTGTAGAGCCTACAGTTGAGGGCTGGATGGCAATATCACCTCCAAGCTTGTATGCCTCGTTAGTAGGGTCGAGAGTAACTCCTTCAGCATCTGCATTTAGTTGCGGCTGAAGATCGGCAAGTTTCAAACCCCTGTCTGATAAAAACTTATTAGGGTCTGCTAATATTTCATCCATATCAGACTGAACTTTAACAAGGCCTGCCTTTTCAGCCATAGAAGCAATATCAGAAGCACTTGCCCCGCCCAAACCGCCGCCGCCGCCGCCGCCACCAGAGCTAAATGCTACCCCATTGTTTTGCTGGTACTGAGCTACCTGATCCGCGCCGTCATTATCGTTAGAGTTGTTGAAACTAGCCTGGCTACGCTGATAGCCTGTCATTGCGGTGGAAGGGTTAAATTGAGCAGAGCCTTCTCTATTTCCGTTTTGGTCTTCAACAATTCTAAGGAAGTCTACAACCTTACCGCCCTGCACCTCTACCTGATATGGCATCCCTGCGAAGTTATACGAGTATTCAAACTTTTTACCTTCAGCAGAACGGGTGTACACCATTCGGCCATCTACTTCTTTAGGATTATCCAATTCGGGGTCTAGGTCATTTGCCCAAGACGCTAATCCCCCCAATACTTTTGGGAGAACTGACAAAGGGTCCATAACTGCGCCTAAGCCTAATTGAATTGCAGATTGGGCCTTTGGCGCTGATCCGGGTACTCTAGATGTAACTGTACCGTCAGATTGCAAGTTGCCATCGTTAGTATCATCATTTCCCCTACCAGAATATTTCTTACCCACTCCAATGTCCGACTCTGGAATAGCCACTAGGCTGGCTGAGGGGTTAGATTGCTGATTATCATAGCTAGCCTGAGTTACGAGATTACCTCCGCTGTATACTGCATCATCTTCAGTCGAAAATACGTTTGCAACGCTCTCAGTGAAGCTGTTCCCACCGCCGAAAGTACTTGACCATAATCCCATTTATTTATCCTTTTCTTCGTCACAGGCTCTGATCCTGTCGCGCAAGTTCACATAATCGGTGAGGGCCGTTTCAAGGGCGGTGGCTGACGCAGGGAGACTATCAATCTCTTCCGCAAGCTTTTGGTTATATTCAGGTGAATACTCTGCCATTGGAGGGCAGTAGATTTCTAGCTTGGTCCTATAGACCGTTCCCGCGCAGCCTGTCAGTAAGACTAGCGCGGTCATTAATATCATCTGTCTCATGCTCTGCCATTTTCTTATAAAACTGAGTTGTCTTTTTCTGCGCCTGTAAATCGTCTTTGAGAACTTTATTTTTCTCAGCGGCGTGGCCTTTAACTCTCCCAATCAGATAGATAATGGGAAGAGCTACTGTTAATGCTGCTATAATGTATGTTTTAATCTTGCCGAAAATAAACACTATCGGATGCCTTCTTTGCTATCTTTGAAACGAGCATAAGCAGCCAACGCTATACCGCCAATTGCACAGACCAAGAACACAGTTTTTAACATCGGGGCGTAGGAAACCAGACCTTGTATTTGGCCAGCTACTTCATTCATCGCTGTAGCTGCGCCTGCGATACCAGCACCCGCCATAGTCTTAGACTTAGCTAAGGATTTAGGTGCTTGAACGGCTGGTTTTTGTGCCATTACCGGACCATCGGTGTCAGAGGGTAGTGCAGCATCAGCACTAAACAAAGCAGCTTCAGCAGCCCGGCGGCGTGTCAGACCTTTTAGTGGAATTAGCTTGCCGCTAACCCGTGCCTTGTTCCAGCGCATAAACTGTTCAGGTACTTCATCGTACAGGCCCTTGTTGAGCTTTTTAAGCAAGGTACTGCTCTTAAACGCACCTTTGCCCAAATTAAATATAAAGCTCACCAGAGCATCGTACTGGCCCTGTGTGAGACTTACAGTTACATACTTAGTGATTGCTTCAGCATGTTCTTTAAGATCCTCAATCAGCCGCTCTTCGCAGTATTCCCGTGTCCACTTTGCATCAGACCCAACGCCTTTGGTTGCGCCATATCCGCAAGTAATAACACCAGCACTACATTTATATGCGTGTACCCAATTATCTTCTTTTAACTTATGAAGGCCTTCAAACTGTTTAACTAACTCAATGCCTGTCGATGAAATTTCTTGTGGGTGCATGTTTTATCCTGTTGTTGCAAATGGGGCAGCAAAGCCGCTGGTAGGTATTCTGCTAGAAGATGCTGCCGTTAAATTACCCATACTTGCATTAGAGCCAACCCTAGTATTTAGGTTACTTAGGTCGGTAAGGGTGTTGTTAATATTTATTATTTTCTGTCCCTGAGAAACCCCAGCACCATCAAATCTATTTAGAATAAGGTTTCCCTGCTGATCCATAGTGCGGTTAATTGTGTTGCCCTGAGCATCGATGCTGCTTGCAATCAAAGAACCTGCGCCATCAAAAGAAGAGCCTAATTGATTAAAGTTCTGCCGTAGGTCCATGCTGATATCAGCCTGTGTAGATGCAATAGCAGCCATATTACGGGCAGCTACAATTTGCTCTACGCCCACTGTACCCCCGCCGCCTTGAAGCGAAGCTTGTAGATCGCTAGCAGCATTAGTCTGAGCGGCGTTATTGGCTAGTGCGGTAGCCTGGGCCTTAGAGAATCCGCCCTCAACTGTCCCCTCTAACGCGGAAAACTGATTGTCCAAACCTTGCGTAATGTTACCAATTTGGGTGGAGGTATTATCTGCAAAAGCTCCAAAGTCTTCTCGCATTTTATTTGCAGAATTAGCATTAGCCGTCTGCATGTCAGTACGAGTTTGATTTGCTAGTGTCGTATCTTCACCATAACGCTCCGTGTAAGTGTCAAAGTCGGATACAAAACTTTCTTGATTAGCTATAATCGATGCCTGGTCTGCCGCAGTTTGAGTTGCATAGCTATTGAACCCTGTGTTTAGATTATCTA